AGCGAAGCGGAGATCAGCGTTTGGCTGGAGGTGGTCAACGACCAGCCGGCCGAAGCATTCACTGCCACGCATGCACCGTTGCTCGAGTTGTACTGCCGACACATCGTGCAGGCCCGCGTGATCGCCGATGAGGTCGCGAACTTTGACCGCGCATGGATGGCGGATGACGAGGGCCTGAAGCGGTACGACCGGCTTTTGGCTATGGCCGAGCGGGAAAGCCGCGCCGCATCGTCTTTGGCGACCCGGCTGCGGATCACGCGCCAGGCTGTTGAGCATCCGGCGACAGTCGGCAGGACGCTGGCGGCCAATTCGAAGAAGAGGAAGCCGTGGGAGCTGCCCGCGCTCGAAAACTGAAGCGCGGCGACCGCAATATCGCTTGGATTGAGACGCATTGCAGGATTCCGGAGGGGAAGCTCGTCGGGAAGCCCGTCGCGCTGACGAAGCATCAGCGGAAGTGGATCAAGCGGATCTATGACTCGCCGACGCGGACGTTCATCCTGTCGATGGCGCGGAAGAACGCCAAAACGGCGCTTTCGAGCTTCCTTTTGCTGCTTCACCTGTGTGGACCGGAGGCGAGGCCGAATTCGCAGCTCTACAGCGCGGCGCAATCGCGCGATCAGGCGGCGATTCTGTTTGCCCTGGCGGCGAAAGTGGTCCGGATGTCGCCGGATTTGTCGGATGTGGTGACCATTCGGGACACCGCGAAGCAGCTTTTCTGCCCTGAATTGGGCACTCTGTACCGTGCGCTGAGCGCGGACGCGGCGACGGCCTACGGTCTTTCGCCGGTCTTTGTGGTGCATGACGAGCTCGGACAGGTCAAGGGGCCGCGTTCAGAGCTCTATGAGGCGCTGGAAACGGCGTCCGCGGCGCAGGATCAGCCGCTTTCGATCGTGATCAGCACGCAGGCGCCGACTGATGCGGACCTTTTGAGCCTGCTGATCGACGATGCGCTGACCGGCGCGGAGCCGCGGAACAAGGTTGAGCTGTACACGGCACCGCTGGACCTCGATCCGTTCGGGCTGAAGGCGATCAGGGCCGCGAACCCGCATTTCGACGACTTCATGAATAAGGAAGAGGTCGGAAGGCAGGCCAGCGATGCAAAGCGGATGCCGAGCCGCGAGTCGAGCTTCCGGAATCTGATCCTGAATCAGCGCGTGGAGGCTCGAAACCCGTTTGTGCCGCGCGCAGTGTGGGAGAGCAACGGCGACGAGCCTCGCGACCTGGCTGGCGAGGACGTTTTCGCCGGCCTGGACCTCTCGAGCGTGTCCGATTTGACGGCGTTGGTGCTGGTTTCGCCGGAGGGCGATGTCCAACCGACGTTTTGGCTTCCGGAGACGGGCCTAGAAGAGAAGTCGCGCAATGACCGCGTGCCTTACGACCTCTGGGCCAAGCAGGGGCATCTTTTGACGACGCCTGGCGCGTCGATTGAGTACGAATTCGTCGCCGAGCACCTTCGCGGCGTCTTCGACCGGTGCAACGTGCGCGCGCTGGCGTTCGACCGGTACAACATGAAGTTCCTGAAGCCCTGGCTCGTGAAAGCGGGATTTACGGACGAGGAATTGGAGCGATTCATCGACTTCGGGCAGGGTTTCGCGAGCATGTCGCCCGCGATCCGATCGCTCGAATCGATGCTGCTCGGCAAGAAATTGAAGCACGGGAACCATCCGGTTCTCTCCATGTGCGCGGCGAATGCGACCGTCACAACCGACCCGGCTGAAAACCGGAAATTCATCAAGGGCAAGACCACTGGCCGCATCGACGGGATGGTGGCGCTTGCCATGGCTGTTGGCGTGATGCCTTCAGCCATAGAGCAAGGGCCGAGCATGTACGAAACCGATGAAGTGAGGATGGTTTGAACTTCTGGGACCGCATCACCGCGCCGCTGCGCACCAAGAGCGCCGGCCCGGACTGGGGCGTGCTCGAGCGATACCTCGGCTGGGCGTTTGGCGGCGGCGTCAGTGCGTCCGGCATTGTCGTCAACCCGCAAAACGCCATGCAGTCGGCGGCGGTCTACGGCTGTATCAAGGTGCTGTCCGAATCGGTCGGCATGCTGCCACTGTGCATGTACAAAAAGGGGCCAAACGGCGCGCGCACCAAGGACGACGCGCACCCGCTCTGGGATCTGCTGCACTACCAGCCGAACGAATACCAGACCAGCGTCGAGTTTCTCGAAATGCTGGTCATGCATCTGAACCTGCGCGGCAATGCCTATGCCTGGGTCAACCGCACGCGCTCGGGGAAGGTCGTCGAGTTGATCCCGCTGCATCCTGATATGTGCCTTGTGCAGATGGATGCTCAGAACAACGTGACCTATCGCATCGGGACCGAGGCGGGGGGCACGCGCGAGGTGCCGCGGAACCAGATCCTGCACATCAAAGGCCTGACGATGAACGGCTGGCTCGGGATCAGCCCGATTGCCTATGCGCGCGAGTCGATCGGCCTGGCTTTGGCCACCGAGAAATTCGGCGGCCAGTTGTTCAGCAACGGCGCGAAGCCTGGCGGCGTGCTCGAGGTGCCGAACAAGCTCTCAGATGTGGCCTACAAGCGACTGAAAGAGTCGTTCGACGCCTCCAGCACGGGCGAAAACGCCCACAAAACGGCCCTTTTGGAAGAGGGAACGAAGTTCTCGAAGATCGCCATGACGAGCGATGACGCTCAGTTTTTGGACACTCGAAAGTACCAAAGGGCCGAGATCGCAGGTCTTTTCCGCGTGCCGGCGCACATGATCAACGACTTGGAGCACGCGACCTTCTCGAACATTGAGCACATGAGCCTCGAATTCGTGAAGTTCTCGCTCATGCCGTGGCTCAACCGCATCGAGAAGGCGATCCGGCGCGATCTCTTCACGGATCAGGACAAGAAGAGTCACTCGATCAAGTTCGACATCGCGTCATTGCTGCGCGGCGACTCGGCCAGCCGCGCCGCCTACTACACGAACGGTATCCAGTGGGGTTGGATGACCCGCAACGAGGCGCGCGCCGCCGAGAGCGAGCTCGGCATCTCGCTGAACCCGATCGACGGCCTCGATACCCCGTTGATCCCGCTGAACATGACTGACGGAACGGACGATCCGGACGAGGCGGAAGACATCTCCGAGGGCGAAGAGCCGAAAGACGATCAAGGAAACAACCATGCGTCAAATTGACACCCCGTTTGAAGTCAAGGAGATGTCCGAGTCGGGCGTCTTCACCGGCCTTGGCTCTGTATTTGGCAACATCGACGGCGGGAATGACATCGTCGCGAAGGGCGCCTTCACGCAGAGCATCGCGAACCTGCAGGCGAAGGGCCGCATGCCGGCGCTGCTGTGGCAGCACCGCAATGGCGAGCCGATCGGCGCCTACAAGAGCATCCAAGAAACGGACGGCGGCCTGGTCGTGCAGGGTCAACTCGCACTCAAGACGCAGCGGGGCGCCGAAGCCTTCGAACTCATGAAGATGGGCGCGATTTCGGGCCTGTCGATCGGCGGCTTCACGGTGGCCGACGACTATGACGCGAAGAACATGATCCGCACCATCAAGGAATTCGACCTGATGGAAGTGTCGGTCGTCACGTTCCCCATGAATGACGCGGCGCGCATCGCCGCGGTGAAGACCATCGAAGAAATCGGCGACCTGAGCGGCGCCGAGCTGTACCTGCGCGAGGTAGGCGGCGTTTCCCGCTCTGAGGCGAAAGCACTCGTTTCGAGGCTGTTTGCGATTGCGCGGCGTGAGGCCGCGAAACCCGACGACAGCGCAGAGATGAAGGCAATCGCAGCACTCCTCGAAAAGCGGAGGGCCTTGCTGGCCTGACGCCTACCTCTCCCAAACCGCAAACCGCCCCTTGAGGCGGTTTTTTTATTCCCGAAAGGTACAGAAATGTCCGAAATGTCTGCAATCCAGAAGGCCATCGAAGATTCGAACAAGGCCTTCGAAGCGTTCAAGGAAATCAACGAAAGCAAGGCTAAGACCCAAGGCGACAAGCTCGCCGAGATGGAGAAGGCCTTCGCCGATGTCACCAAGTCGCAGAAGGAAGTCAAGGAACTGCTCGAGTTGATGGAGGCCAAGGGCAACCGCCCGGACTTCGGCGGCCAGACCGACGCCGAGAAGCTCCAAGCCGAGCACAAGGAAGCCTTCAGCGGCTACATGCGCAAGGGCAAGGACTTCGACCTCGCCATCGAGCAGAAGGCTCTCGCGATCACGACCAACAGCGGCGCGGACGGCGGCTACGCGGTCCCGAAGGTCATCGACACGATGATTCAGGAACTGCTCGTCAACATCAGCCCGATCCGCTCGATCGCTTCCGTCCAGCAGATCTCGACCAGCGACTTCCACAAGCTGGTGAACCTGCGCGGCACGGCTTCCGGGTGGGTGGGTGAAACCGCCGCTCGCACCGCGACCGGCACGCCGTCTCTGGCCGACATCAAGCCCACGATGGGCGAGCTGTACGCCAACCCGCAGGCCACGCAGCAGATGCTGGACGACGCCTTCTTCAACGCCGAAGCATGGCTCGCCGACAACGTTGCGACCGAGTTCGCGCGCGCTGAAGGAGCGGCCTTCGTGTCTGGCAACGGCACGAACCAGCCGACCGGCTTCCTGAACGGCACGCCTCTGGCGACCGACGACGGCACCCGTGCTTTCGGCTCGATCCAGTACGTGCCGACCGGCGTTGCTGGCGGTTGGGCTGCTTCGAACCCCGCCGACCTGTTCTTCACGATCGCCGGCAAGCTCAAGAAGGGCCAACGCCAGGGTTCGAAGTGGGTCATGGCGAAGTCCACCCTGTTCCAAGCCGCTGCGTTCAAGGACTCGGGTGGCCGCTACATCTTCAACCCCGTGACGTCGCCGGAAGTCCCGGCCTCGATCCTGGGTTGGGAAGTGGTGGAAGCCGAAGACATGCCGGCCATCGCCGCGAACGCATTCGCGATTGCCTTCGGCAACTTCAAGAACGGTTACCTGATCGTCGACCGCATCGGCACCCGCGTCATTCGCGACCCGTTCACCAACAAGCCGTACATCGGCTTCTACACGACCAAGCGGGTCGGTGGCGCGGTGATCGACAGCGAAGCGATCAAGGTCGCGAAGTTCTCGGTTTCCTGATCGGCAGACGGGCGCGGCTCTCCGGGGTCGCGCCCTTTTCATTGGAGTAGCGAATGCCCTTTCAGGTCACCACAGCGCCGGCAGTCGAGCCTTTGCTCGTCACGGATCCCGTCGTCAAACAATCCATGCGGGTCATCGACACTGCTGAGGATGCGTTGATCACGATGCTGTTGACCAAGGCGCGCGAGGCCGCCGAGCAAGTGCTGTGGCGTGCGCTGATCACGCAGGGGATCACGCTTTCCATGGATGGATTCCCGAATCCTTCCCAGAATTTCGCGAGTGCGAATTGGTACGGGCCATCGTGGGGCGTCGGTCCCGGCCCGTTGACCGTGAGCCGTCCGGATGGCCTCACGGGGTACGAGATCTATCTGCCTCGCTCGCCGGTTCAGTCGGTGACGAGCATCCAGTATTACGACCCGAGCGGCGCGCTGCAGACGCTCGACCCGTCGCAGTACATCGTTGACAACATCAGCGAGCCGGCGCGCATTGTTCCGGCTCCCGGAACAGCATGGCCCGCGACGCAGAACCGCGTCAATGCCGTGAAGGTCGTCTTCACCGCTGGCTATGGCAATTCCGGAACCAATGTCCCGTCAGGCATCCTGCATTGGATTCTCCTGACGACGGGAACGTTCTATGAGAACCGCGAAATGGTCGCGGTGCTCAATCGAGGAAAAGTCGAGGTGCTCCCCTACGTTCAGGGGCTGCTCGACAGTTACTCGCTTCGCAGTTTCAACCCGCCGAGCTATTGGCTATGAGGGCTGGTGATCTTCGGCGCCGGGTCACGTTTCAGACCCGCGACACGACGCAGGACGCCTTCGGCGGCCAGGTCACGACGTGGACCGATTACCTGACCGGCGTTCCCGCGGACATTCAGTCGCTGACGGGCAGTGAATTGCTCGCGGCGCAGGCCATGGCCTCTGTGGTCACGCACCAGATCACGGTCCGATACACGGATCTGCTCGCTGACCAGAAGGCGGTCGCGGCCATGCGTGTGGTCTACGTGAATGCGTCGGTGACGCGGTATTTCAACGTCAGCGCCGCCATGAACGTGGACGAGCGGAACAGGCAGATTCAACTCCTGTGCGCCGAGGGGTTGAATCTTGGCTGATCTCGTCTACGTGTCTGGCCTGAAAGAGCTTCAGGCCGCGCTGAAGGAGCTTCCTCAGCGCATCGCGAGGAATGTGCTGCGCGGCGGTGTCGCTGCGGGCGCTGCGGTGATCCGCAAAGAGGCGGCAGCGCGCGCGCCGGTCTATTACCCGGCTGTGTCTTACACCGATCTTGCGACCGGGAAGACGCACATCACGAAGTTGCAGGCCGGCCACCCGCCGCCCGGAACGCTCAGGCGGGCGGTCTACCAGAAGCAGATCAATGAGTTGTCGAGCGCCACCAAGCAGGTCTTCAAGGTAAGCGTCCGGAAGGGCAAGCAGTACCAGAACCAGGGCAAGAAGGGCAACCTGTCGCAGGATGCCTACTACGCTTTGTTCGTCGAGTTCGGCACGTCAAAGATGACGGCTCGTCCCTTCCTGCGTCCGGCTTTCGAGGCGAAGAAATCCGAGGCGGCGAAGGCGATCCGCGACTACATCGCGGAGCGCATCCCTGCCGAAGTCGCCAAGTTGCAGGGTGGCAAGAAGTGACGACGCCCATCATGCAGCAACTGCAGGCCATGTTGGTGGCCGGCGCGACGAATGCCGGCGCGCGCGTGGCGCCAATGACAGGGCAGGCCAACTGGCAGCGTCCCTACATCGTCCTGCAGCGCGTCAGTTTCAACAGCGAGAACGTCCTGTCGGGCTCGTCGGGGCTCGCGAACACTCGCGTGCAGATTGATGTGTATGGCGCGACGTATTCCGATGTGTCGACGCTCGCCGGCCAAGTCGACGCGCTGATGAGTGCGTGGTCCGTTCAAAACGTATCGAGCCACGCGCAGGACTTCTACGAGAGCGACGTTCAGCTTTTCCGCATGGCGCTGGATTACTCGATCTGGCACCCCTACCCCTAGTTTTTCTCCCCGCCCTTTGGGCGTCAACCAGCCGCTATCGAGCGGCTTTTTTTTCGTCCATTCGAAAGGTAAATCATGGCTTCTACGGCTATTTCCGCTCAAGGCTCCGTCCTTGCCATCGGCACCGGCACCGGTGGCGCAGTCACGATCACGGGCGTCGCCGTCGGCAACCCCACGATCATCACCGCGACCGCGCACGGCTTCAACAATGGCGACGTGGTGAGTCTCGCGGCCCTGACCGGCACCGATGCGGCACTGCTCAACGGCCAAACCGTGAGCGTGCGCAACAAGACGACCAACACCTTCGCCGTCTACATCGACACCACGGGCAAGACCATCACGGCCGGCGCCGGCACCGCGACTCCGGTCACGTTCACCAACATCGCCAACCTGAAGGACTTCAGCGGCTTCGACGGCTCGGCATCGGAAATCGATGTCACCAACCTCGACAGCACCGCGAAGGAATTCCGGCTTGGCCTGACCGACCCCGGCCAGTTCACGATCAACATCGACTACGACAACACGAACGCCGGTCACGTCGCTCTGCGCGCGAAGCAGGTCAGCGGCATCCTGAGCAACTTCAAGGTCACGCTGCCCAACACCAACGTGATCACATTCAACGGCTTCGTGAAGAAGTTTTCGCTCGCTGGTGGCGTCGACGCGGTGGCAAAAACCGCTTGCGACATCCGGATCTCTGGCGCGATCTCGGGGCTGTAAACCATGGCACTCTCCCGCGACCAAATCCTAGAAGCCTCCGACCTGAAGACCGAAGAGGTGCAAGTCCCCGAGTGGGGCGGGAGCGTCCGAGTTCGCAACCTGACTGGTGCGGACCGGGATGCATTCGAAGACAGCCTCGTGACGACGCTGCCGGATGGAACGCGAAAACCGAATCTGGCGAACATGCGCACCAAGCTGGTTGTGCTGACGGTGGTCGACGATGCGGGCAACCGTATTTTCGAAACGTCCGACGTCGAGCGGCTTGCGGCGAAGTCTGCTGCGGCGATCAAGCGTGTCTACGAGGCCGCGGAGCGCATCAACGGTATCGGTGCTCAGCAAGAGGCCGAAGCGGTAAAAAACTCCGAAGCCGCCCCGAGCGGCGCTTCTACTTCCGACTAGCGCTCGCACTCGGCAAGACAGTCCGCCAGCTTCTCGAAGAGGTTGACAGCGCGGAGCTTGCCGAGTGGCGCGCGTTCTACAGCCTGGAGCCGTTCGGCGATCTGATCGCCGACCAGCGACACGGCATCGCGGTCGCGGCGCTCGCAAACATCAATCGGGACAGCAAAGCCCGAAGGACGCCATACGAGGCGCAGGACTTCATCTACTGGCACGAGTCGCACCGCTTCCAGGAGCCGGAGGCGTTCGATGCCGAGCGGCAATCCGAGCGGATCAAGCAGATGTTGATCTTTGCATCCGACGCGGCCAACAAAGCGCAAGGGTAAGAAATGGCAAGTAGTCTCGGTTCACTGAGCCTTCTGCTCGAGGCAGATTCCGCGAAACTGGAATCCGACCTCGGGAAAGCCGCGTCGATCGCGGACGCGCGGTCCAAGGAGATGGCGCGCAGCTTTTCGGTCGTGCAAAAGGCGCTTGCCGATCAGAAAGGTGTCAGCAAGGATGTCCTGCAGCCATACATCCAGCAACTGGACACGGCGACGAGGAAGCAGAAGGAGGCCAGCCATGCCGTCGAAGAGTTTGGATTCCATACAGCCGGCGCGAAGCGTGAATTGCTGGTGCTGGCTCACGAACTGAGCCAAGGCAACTTCAGCCGCTTCGGCGGCTCGCTGCTGGTTCTTGGTGAACGCACGGGCGCCGCATCCCTGCTTTTCAGCAAAGCAGCGCTTGCCGCGGGCGGTCTCGCCGTGGCCGTCATCGCCGTGGCGACTGCCATCGCGCAGGGCACGAACGAGGCGACCCAGTACGCCAAGGCCCTGACGCTGACGGGCAACTATCTCGGCCAGACGACGGGGCAACTCGCCGCGATGGCGCTCGCCATCTCCAAGACCACCGGCACCCAGGGGCAGGCCGCCGAGGCGCTCGCCGCGCTGGCGAACAGCGGCAAGGTGGCGAGCGGCTCTCTGGTCGATGTCGGCGCCGCAGTCGTGTCGATGAATCGCGTGCTCGGCGTCGAGATCGAAAAGGGCGTCGAGATGTTCTCGAAGCTCGCGGAGGAGCCGGCAAAAGCATCTCTCAAGCTCAATGAGACGATGCACTACCTGACCTTGGCGACCTATGAGCGCATTCGCGCGCTCGAGGAGCAGGGGCAGAAGGAAGAGGCGGCAGCGCTCGCGCAGACGACCTATGCAACCGCCACGAATACGCGGCTCGCCTCCGTCGAGGCGCAGGCCGGCGTGCTCACGAAGGCATGGCGCGCACTTGCGCACGACGCCAAGGAAGCGTGGGACATGATGCAGGGGCTCGGTCGCCCGAAGTCCACTTCGGAGATGCTCGCCGATGCGCAGCAAGCCCTCGCGGACAAGCTGCAGCGCGGGCCACTGAACAGCCTGACGGGAGACTCCTACGCCAAGGGCGTTGCAAAGCTGCAGGCCGTCGTCACCGACCTGACGAAGAAGGGCTTTCGCGAACAGGAGAACGCCTACGCCGAGGGTGAGAAGGTCCGCGTCGAGGCGGCAAAGATCGCCGCCTCCGACCGCTTGAGCGTGCTGTCGAAGGAAATCCAGACGAACGCGGACAAGCGGAAGAAGGCGATCGAAGACCTGAACCGCGACTACAAGACGCTCGGGAAAGCGACCAGCGGCCCTGAATACGACGCGATGGTCGCCAAGATCAACGAACGGTTCAAGGACCCGAAGGGCGCGGCGCCGAAGGCGTATCACGACGACGCGGCGACGAAGTATCTCGAGACGTTGCGCCAGACCGAGGCGTCGTTGCAGGCTCAGCTTGCCGGCGAGGACAAACTCACCGAGGCTCAGAAGGAGCAGGCCAAGTTCCAGCAGCTCATCGCCGACCTGAAGGGCAAGGCGATCCTGACGGCAGAGCAAAAGAGCCTGCTGGCCGCGGCCGGTCAGATCAATGCGCAGTTGGCGCTCAACGTGGCGCTCGACGAGCAAATCGAGAAGAAGAAGGCAGCGGTCAAGCTCGCTGAGCGCGAGGCTTCCTACGCGAAGCAACTGGAGGCGATCACGATGTCGTACCAGACGGCCAACGCGAATCGCTCGGAGCAATACGACCGCACGTTGTCGACCATTGGGCTCGGCGACCGCGCGCGCAAGGATGTGGAGGCACAGAAGGCCATCTACAAGGAATTCAACCAATACAAGCTCACGCTCGACAAGGAAACCGCCAACGCATCGACCAAGGATTTCGACGCATTCGGGACCGACGAATACAAGAAGAAGGTAGAGGAACTGAAGGGTGCTCTCGAAGACCAACTCGCCGCGCAGCAGGCGTTCTTCGATGCCGACAAGGCCGCTCGCCTGGACTGGAGCAACGGCGCGAAGACAGCACTCGCCAACTACATCGACGAGGTCGAAGACGCAGCGAAGCGCGCCAATGAACTGGCGACCACTGCGCTGAGCGGATTCACCGACAGCATCACGAAGGCCATCATGGGCGAGAAGGGCACCTCGTTCAAGGATCTCGGCAAGAGCATCGCCGCGCAGATCGTGCATGGCATCGTCGAGACTCAGATCACTGCGCCGATTGCGAAATGGCTGCAGGACAGTCTTATGCAGTCGACCTCCGGGGGTGGCGGCGCATCCGGCCTCATGGGCATCCTTGGGCAGTTGCTCGGCTCCACGGGCGGCGGCCTGGCGGGCGGCGCGGCCAGCACGGGCCTCGCCTCGGCGACAGCGGCGGACGTGGCCTCGGCCGGCCCAGGCTTGATGTTCTTCGCTGATGGCGGATCGCCTCCGCTCAACGTCCCCTCGGTCGTGGGCGAGAAGGGCCCCGAGCTTTTCGTGCCCACGTCTGCCGGAACGATCTATCCGAATAGCGCATTGCAGGGGTTGGGCTCGGGGGGCGGCGGCAGGACGACCACCGTGAATCTGACGATGAACGTGCCGAAGGGCACCGACACCCGAACCGCTGGGCAGTGGGGCGCTGAAGCCGCGCGTCAGTTCCGCACGCACGAAATGAGGAATTCATGAGCATCACGGTTTTCAATGACGTGATCCTCCCGACCAACGTCGTCGCGGCTGGTGTGCGTGGGAAGACCATGCGCAGCAATGCGCGCGTCCAGAATCAGGGCGGCTACGAGACGATCAACGCAATCTGGGGAAACTCGCTGCGTCAGTTCGAGCTTGGGATTGTCCCGATGCTGATCTCGCAGTGGCAAACCCTTGAAGGTCTTTTCGAGGTCACGAGTGGGGGCGCCTACGGCTTCCTGATGCTGGACCCGAAGGACAACGCGGTTGCGTCGGGCGTCGGCTTCCTGCAGCCTATTTCCGGGACGCTGCTTGTCGGCTCGAGTGGCGCTGGCTTCGGTGTGCCGACATACAAGCTCGCGCGCCGGTACACCACCATCGGCGGCACGCGGACCCTTGATCGGCTCATCACGCGGCCACAAGCTACCCCGGCGCTTCTTCGCGGCGGCAGCGCCGTCACCCTGGGGGCTGGCGCAGGTAATGCGGCTATCGACTTGACGACGGGCATCGTGACGTTCGTTGCCGACTCTTCGGCTGCTGTGACGGGCGTCACGGTGGGGGCAACGACACAGGTAACGCTCGCCTCGGCGCTGTCTGGCCTCGCAATCGGCGGGGCTCTATACCTGTCGGGATTGACTGGGGCGGATGCCGCGCTGCTCAACGGGCTGTCGAGCACCATCACAAACATCTCTGGCGCGGTGTACACGCTTTCGGTCAATACGACCGGCAAGACGATCACGGCGGCGGGAACTGGCTACAAATACCCGCAGCCCACGGAAACGTTGACGTGGACTGGCGGCTTCTATGTTCCCGTGCATTTCGCGACCGACGAAATCGACTGGACGCTAGAACTCGCCGGGCCGGCCGCTCAGCGATTGCTCGCTGGCCCATCGGTGCTCTTGCAAGAGGTCCGCGAATGAAGGCGATCAGCCCGGCCCTCCAGGCGCACTACGCGCTCGGCACGACGACGATCGCGCGTTGCTGGCGCATCCAACGCAAGGACGGCGTGGTGGTGCGCGTGAACAGCACCGATACGGACATCCCCTATCCCTTCGCAGCAGCCGGCGAGGTCTACCAGGCCAAGGCCGGCGGCTCACCCTCGGCGATTGTGGGCGAGGCCTCCGGCGCGGTGCAGAACAGCGAAATGACCGGGCTGTTCGACGCCAGCACAGTCAGCGAGAGCGACATCTACGCGGGTTTGTACGACGGCGCGCAGGTGGCGATCTTCGAGGTGAACTATGCGGACCTGACGATGGGCCACCTGCTTCTGCAGACCGGCACCATCGGCAACGTGCAGGCCGGGCGCATGGCCTTCCAGGCCGAAGTGCGAGGGCTCATGCAATCGCTGCAGCAGCCCGTTGGCAGGCTCTATCAGCCGTCTTGCAGCGCAACGCTGGGCGATGCGCGCTGCAAGGTCAACCTGCCGGCGCTCGTGAAGACAGGGGCCCTCACGGCGGTGGACGCCACGATCGGGCGGCGCAAGTTCACCGACACGGCGCGCACCGAGTACCAAACCTATTTCGACAACGGCATCATCACCTGGACCTCGGGCCTGAACAACGGGCTGAGCGAGGAGATCGCTTCCTTCGTGGGCGGTGTGATCTCGCTCAAGCAGCCGATGCCCTACAACGTGGCCGTTGGCGATACCTACAGCATCGTGCCGGGCTGCAACAAATTGTTGACCGCCAACCTCGTGCGCTATGGAGTCGTTCAGACGGCCGCAGCCAACGTGATCAATGACGCGACGCGCACCGAGGCGCCCGGCACCTACATCGGCGGATCGCTCACCTTCACATCGGGCGCGAATAACGGCAACACCTACTCGATCCTTGGCAACTACGTTGGTCAGATCGTGCTGACCACGACGCCCGCGAACGCCATCAGCATCTTCGACGGCTACCTCATCACGCCGCCGGCCACCGCCTCGTTCCTGGGCGACTGCAAGATCAAGTTCAACAACGTCATCAACTTCCGCGGCTTCCCGCGGGTGCCTGGGAACGACACGATCCTTGGCTTGGGCGGCATGCCGGGAGCTGCGCGATGAGGGGCGCTCAGATCGTTTCCGAGGCGCGTGCCTGGGTGGGTGTGCGTTACGCGCATCAGGGCCGCAGCCGCGAGGGCGTGGACTGCATCGGCCTGCCGGTGTGCGTGCGCGCCGCGCTCGGGCTGCCGGCGTTGGACGTGTCCGGCTATGAGCGCGAAACCACCGACAGCGCCATGCTGGACTACTGCCGGGCGCACATGACAGAGATCGCGCCAAGCGATTTGCAGCCCGGCGACGTGCTCGTGTGCGTGAACGGCACGGTACGCCACATGGCGATCGTGGCCGACTACCTCTATGGAGGCCACTCGATCATCCATGCGTGGCTTCCGGCCCGCGCCGTAGTCGAGTGCCGCCTAGACGAGAAATTCATGGCCGGCGTCACGGCCTGCTTCCGCTTTCCCGAGGTGACTGAATGAGCATGCAACTCGCAGTCGGCGTCGTCGGCGGCATCGTCGGCTCATTCTTCGGCATGCCCCAGTTGGGCTTTGTCATCGGATCGCTGATCGGCGGCGCGCTGGCGCCCAAGACGCACAACTTCGGCCCTCGCCTGGATGATCAGAAGGTCACGGTCAGCACCTACGGCGCGGGCATCCCGACCATCTACGGGACGATGCGCGTCAATGGCAACGTCGTCTGGAGCACCATCAAGCTTGAGGAGCCCTTCACGCAGAGCACGGGGAAGGGTGGCGGCTCCTCAAACACCAGCTACCGCTACTTCGTGCACATGGCCGTGGCGCTTTGCTACGGGCCGATCAGTGGCATCCGCAAGGTGTGGAAGGATGGCAAGCTCATCTATGACGCCTCGACGGGCGTTTCGCTGAATTCGGCGCTGGCGAGCGCCACGAACTTCACGAACCTGTTCAACACCGCGACCATTTACCTGGGCGACGAAGCGCAGTTGCCCGACCCGGTGATGGAGTCCTTCGACGGCGTGGGCAACGTGCCGGCCTATCGGGGCATGGCCTACGTGATGTTCACGGCGCTGGAGTGCCCGGGGGGGCGCGTGCCGCAGTTCTCGTTCGAGGTGACGGTGAACGCGGGCCAGGCGCCTGTAGCGATCTACGGCAGCCCCTTCGACACCACCGGCAACAACCGGGTGTCATACAGCCAGGCGCCCACGAGCAGCGACCCGGTGACCATCTTCGCCGAGAACGGCGTCAACACGGGCGGCACCGCGTACCAGAAGACGGTCGACATCTACCAGCTCACGGCGGGCAGTCTCATCAAGACGGGCACGCTGACCCCTGGTGATACGGCCTATAACTACACCGGCCTTTATGGGTCGGCCGACATCGACGGCTTGTGCTATCGGCGCTTCACGGCCTCCACCTATGTGGACACGGGCACCAATGTCGTGCTCATGCCCGATGGAACGCAGCAGGTCTTCACCGTGAGCGCCGAGGCATTCGGGCAATCCACCTCCCGGTGGTCCAAGCAGGGCAACCGCTTCGTCATCAGCGGCGATCACAGCCGGTCGTCCGACGTGGTGCAGTTGTTCGACTGGAACACGGGCGCCGCGCTCGGCACCGACAGTTCTTGTTGGGCGACCGGGCTCTGGATCGGCACGGGCTATGTCTGGGTGCTCGCCAACATCTCGGGCACGCTCACGATGCAGGCGCGGCACCGCGACACGCTGGCGATCCTCGCTTCTGCCGCGCTTCCGAGCGGCATCTCCGGGGCCACATGGTCATCGTGCCAGGCCAGCGGCTCGCAGTTGAGCGCCATGACCGTGCTGGGCTCTGTCGTCTCGCTCTGGACCATCGCGGTATCGGGCTCGACGCTGACCTTCACGCTGAGCAACACGGGCTCAGTGGGGACCGCGCCCATCGTGGTGGCGGGGCAGGCCATCGGCGCAGGACCTGGCCTCGTGAATTGCATCTCGAACATCGGGACCGGCAGCACCCGGCTCTGCTCGGTGATGTTCAACCAGCTCGCGCCCAATCCGCCGAGCGTCGCCTCGATCATCACCGACCAATGCACGAAAGCGGGCCTGACATCGGGACAGATCGATGTCAGCACCCTGGTCGACACGGTGTGGGGCTACACCATCACGAACCCGGCGAGCGTGCGCGACAACCTGCGCCCTTTGATGACGGCCTTCGCGATCGATGCGACGGAGGAAAACGGCACCGTCAAGTTCTTCAAGCGATCGGCGATCTCGTCTATGGCTACGGTGCCATTCACGGACCTTGCGGCCGTCGAGGGCTCGGGCACGCCGGGCGATCCGATGCCCTTGACGCACGCGCAGCAGGCCGACCTGTTCCGCAGCGTGGCGATCAGCTACCTCAACCCCGCCTTTGACTATCAGACCGGCACCGAGACGGCGCGCCGAACGCTCACCACCTCGGTCAACGATCAGACGCTGGATCTTCCGATCGCCACCGACGCGAACACCGTGCAGAGCGTGGCGCAGATGGCGCTCTACGACAACTGGAACGATCGCAACCAGCGCAGCGCCGCGGTCTCGCGCAAGTACGCCTACCTCTCGCCCGGCGACGGCGTGACCATCGAATACCCGCAGGGCACATTCCAGATGTGGCGGCTCGTCAAGGTCACGGACACTGGAAAGCTCCTGCAGTGGGAAGTGGTCCCCGCGGATTCGAGCATCTACACGCAGCTCTCCATCGCAGGCGGAACCGCCGCGTCGGCGGCCAACAGCGGGCAGCAGGTGGCGGCACTCCCTCCGCGCACCAATATGCAGATCGTCGACGGCCCGATCCTTCAGGACGCCGACAACAACGCCGGCCCCTACGTGGCCCTGTCGGGAGTCGCTGCGGGCTTTCCGGGCGCCGAACTTTTCACCGGCAACGATGTCACCAGCCTGCTATCGAGAGGCACCGTGCAGAACGAGGCGATCGTGGGATTCGCCGAGACGGCGCTCGCGGCGCCTCCTGTGGGGAACACGGTGGACGAGACGAACCTCGTGACCGTGAACGTCGGGCGCTTCACGCTCAACTCTTGCACGCGGGACTCGATGCTCAGCAACGGGACCAACATCGCGGCAATCGGCGACGACGGCCGATGGGAGTTCTTCCAGTTCTATAACGCGGCGAGCCTTGGCGGCGGCCGCTACATCCTCTCCGGGCTTAACCGCGGTCGTCGCGGCACCGAATGGGCGGCAGGCATGCACCAGACGGGCGAAAAGTTCGTCATGCTCGGGCTGGCCGGCACGCTGCGGCCCGCGACCTCTGTGGGCGAGATCGGCCTCACAAAGACCTACGAGGCGATCACAGCAGGGCGCGAATCGTCATCGGCCACGATCCAGACTTATGCCAACACGGGCGAGGGCCTGAAGCCATTCAGCCCGGTGAATGCGCGCTGGTCGGTGGACGCGAGCAACAACATCACCATCACATGGGACCGTCGCACGCGCCTCTCTGAGAACTGGCTCCTAGGCCTCGTGCCGCTAGGCGAGACGAGCGAAGCCTATTCGGTGGACTTCTACACGTCGAGCGCCTTCACGACCGTCGCCGGGACTCTCACTAGCACCACCGACAGCCTGACGATCAGCGCCGCGCAGCAGACTGCCTTCGGACTCACGCCCGGCGCTACGCCTTTCGTGAACATCTATCAGGTCAGTTCCTCCATTGGCCGCGGCCATGCGCTGCAGTCCGCTTTCTAACCCTGTGACCCATCCATGACCTTCCAATCCATCGCAGCCGGCGCAGGCGCCGACGTGCGCGTCAATGACAACTTTGACGCCGTTGCAAACGCCGGGTGCTACGGCAAGAAGAACCCGACGACCACGGGCTTGACGTGGGGCTACTACGGCGGCCAGTTCGGCGGCAACGTGATCGCAGACGGGACGGTTTCGCTCACGGCTAGCGCGACGAATTACGTCGTGGCGCTGATCTCGACGGGCGTGGTGTCTGCTTCGACCACGACCACGAATTGGACGAGCGGCTCATACATTCAGATCGCCAAGGTGGTTACGGGCGCCTCGACCATCACGAGTTGGCAGGACTACCGACCTTCGCTGGCATCCAGTGCCGGCACCGTCACCAGCGTATCGGCGCAAGGTGGTGTCGAAGTATCAGGCGGGGGCTCGATCACCTCGACCGGAACCCTGCAGAGCAATACGCTCGTGAACGCGCAGACGGGCACCTCCTACACATACGTCACGGGCGACCGGGCCAAGCTGGTCACGCACAGCAACGCCTCGGCCATCGCCGGCACGCTGCCCCAGGGCGGCACCGCAGGATTCCCGGCCGGCTGGTTCACCGAGATCAAGAATTCCGGCGCCGGCACGCTGACGATCACGCCCAATACGAGCACCATCGACGGCACGGCCAATACGACGCTGACCACGGGTCAGTCGATCGTGGCGGTGTGCGACGGAACGAACTACATCACGCTGGCCGGCAAGGCGACTGGCGGCTCGTCATTCACGGGAGGCACGTTGACATCGGCGCTGAACGAGGCGCCGGCCGTCACGATCGCATCGGCGGCGACCGTGAACATCGGCGCTGCAGCGGCGAACACCATCAGCGTCACGGGCACGACCACGATCACGGCTTTCGACACCATCGCGGCGAGTGCCACGCGTCGCATCGTGTTTGCCGCTGCGCTCACGCTGACACACAACGCCACTTCGCTCATCCTGCCGGGCACAGCGAACATCACGACGGCGGCCAACGATGTCGCCGAATTCGTGTCGCTCGGCTCGGGCAACTGGCTGTGCATCAGCTACCAGAAGGCCAACGGGCAAGCCGTCGTCTCGGGCGGCAGCGGCCTCACCAACTGGACCGAGAGCGTCAACTCGGCAACGCCTAACGGCACCATTCCGGTAGTGCGCTTTCTGGCGACCAATGCCGCCACCAACGTCGATGCGGCGATCTCGCCCAAGGGAACCGGAGGGCTGGCTGCGCAGTCGGCCGACAACACCACAACGGGCGGCAACAAGCGCGGCGCCAATGCGGTGGATTGGCAGACGGTACGCGCCACCGCCTCCCAGGTCGCGAGCGGAACAGCAGCCGTCATTGGCGGCGGCCGAAACAACACGGCTAGCAACTCGGATTCGGTCGTCGCGGGCGGCAACACGAATACGGCCGGTGGTAGCACGTCGTTCGTCGGCGGCGGCTCATCGAATAGCGCGAGCTCGACGGCTTCGACCGTTAGCGGTGGATCTGGAAACAGCGTTAGCTCGGGAGCCTATGGAACCATCGCGGGCGGCTCGTCGAACGTCGCCAGCGCCCAAGGCGCAGCCATTGGCGGCGGCGAGGGGAACGCAGCATCCGGCCTGGACTCCACCGTCGCGGGCGGCAACGCGAATACGGCCAGCGGGGCGAATTCCGCTGTTTTTGGCGGCTTGTATGGCACTACCAGGGGCC